CAAAAGGAAGCAATACAAAATGAATTAAAACAAATTCAAGAATTTAACAAACAAGCTAAGGAGCAAAATGCTGCAAGGTTAAGGAGCGATCAAGAAAATGAAGAGTATGCAATTACAGAAAAATACAAAGAGCAAATTGCATTGTTTCAAAAACACGGAAAAGACACCTCACAACTTGAAATAGCACAAGCAAACGAATTGAATGGAGTCCGTTTAAAATACCAAGAGATTGATTATAAACAAAAAGAGGAAGCGCGACAAAAAGAACAAGCAGCTATTAAAGAAGCCAACGAAAAACGAATTGCTTTAGAGGATCAACAATTTGAATTGCAACAATCTTTAAACCAAACTCAAAAAGAAAAAGAGATTGCAGACTTAGTAAAATCTTATGAAGACAAATTTGCAATAGCGAACGGAAACGCGGAACTTGAAAAGCAACTTACAGAACAACAGAAAAAGGATATAGCTTTAATTGAGGAGAAATACCGAAAGGAGAAAGAGGAAAAAGATAAAGAAACAGCAGAAAAGGAGAAAGCACTTAAAAAAAGAAACCATGATTTTGCAGTTGATTCAACCATACAAGGATTAAATACTATTGCAAGCGTTACAGAATTATTCGGTAAGAAGTCAGAGAAACAAGCTAAACGCGCATTCCAAGTTCAAAAGGCTGCTCAAGTTGCAAGTGCTTTAATTAATACTTATCAAAGTGCTACGGGTGCTTACGCTTCGCAATTCTTACCAGTTCCTGACCCTACATCGCCCGTTCGTGGTGGTATTGCTGCTGGTTTGGCGGTTGCCGCAGGTTTAGTAAACGTAGCTAAAATAGCTTCACAAAAGTTTGAAAGCCCATCTCCTGGAGGTAATAACCCGCCTCCTGGTAATATTCCTGGTGGTCAAATGGCAGCACCGCAATTTCAAACTATCGGAACAAGTGGCGTAAATCAATTAGCAACATTACAGCAACAGCCAACAAAGGCGTATGTAGTCAGTGGTGAGGTTACTTCGGCTCAGTCATTAGACAGAAATAGAGTACAAAACGCAACATTATAAGTTAGATAGTTATGGCAAAGATGGAAATTATAGAACTGCTAATTGATGAGAATAAAATCGAAAGCGGTATCAATGCGGTTTCAGTTGTTGAAAGTCCAGCAATAGAAGAGAATTTTGTAGCCTTAAAAAAACACGAAGTAGAATTAAAAGAAGTTGACGGTGAAAAACGTATCTTAATGGGTGCGGCTTTAGTTCCTAACAAACAGATTTACCGTAAAAACGGAGACAAAGAGTTCTACATTTATTTCAGTGAGGACACAGTACGCAAAGCATCTGAGTTATTCTTAATGAGAGCCAACCAAAACAACGCCACGTTAGAACATGAAAAGAAAATGTTAGACGGTATGTCAGTTGTTGAAAGCTGGATTATTGAAGATGAGAAACAAGACAAGTCAGCAAAATACGGATTCAATTTACCAAAGGGTACGTGGATGATTTCCATGAAAGTAAACAACGATGAGATTTGGAACAAGGTAAAAGCTGGTGAAGTAAAAGGATTCAGCATTGAGGGTTACTTTGTAGACAAATATGAAATGAGTTTACAAGAAACCGAAGAGGATAGATTGATTAATGCGATTCGTGATTTAATACTAAAAGACGAAAACTACAATTTAGAAACTTACAACGACTATCCAAAAGAGGCAAGCGAAAACGCTAAGATAGCTTTACGTTATGCTGAAGAAAACGGATGGGGTGATTGTGGTACGCCAGTAGGAAAAGCAAGAGCAAACCAATTAGCAAACGGTGAAAATATAAGCGAAGATACAATTTCACGAATGGCAAGTTTTGAGCGACATAGACAAAGTTCACAAAAGGAATTAGGTGACGGTTGCGGTCGTTTAATGTGGCTTGCATGGGGTGGTGACGCTGGAGTTGAATGGGCTCAGAGAAAGTTAGAACAAATCAGAAACAAATAACATGGCAGAAAAAACACTAAGTAAAGTTAGCCCACGAGGTGGCAAAAGGGGTTGTTTATGTAAAGACGGAAAATACTCTAAGGAATGTTGTGACGGAAGTTTACAAGCTCAAGGGATAGGAAAAACAGCGAGTGTAACGCCACAAAACGTAACGATTACAGAAATAGACGGAGTAAGAACTATCGTACGTCAAAACGGATAAAAAAGGAACAAGTATAAATTTAAAAGTTAATAAGTTATGAATACACTAAAAACAGTTTTTGGAAAACTATTCAAAGAAGAAACACAATTGGCAAAACACGAAATTGAATTGGGGGTTATTCAAGATGCAATAAAAATTGTTGATAATGCAAATAAAAATTATAATGACGCTTTTTTATTAGTATCAAGTGCAAGGCAGAAAGCAATTCCAATTATTAAGAATTCTATTACTGAAGCAAATAAATTTTTGAATCAATTAGCTGAAATTAAAAAAACAGCAAAAGAATTAGGAATTGATTTACCTCAAGAATATTTGAAATCGGAACAAAGAGCTGGAACATTAATTGGAGAAGCTCAAGACATAATAGACTGGTTAAATAAATATTAAATAAATAAAAATGAAAAATAGCCTAATAAACCAAATCAAAACTTTACTCGGAATGGAAGTAAAACTTGAGCAAATGAAATTAATGGATGGAGTAACAGTTTTAGAAGCTGACTCATTCGAAGCAGGTAACGAAGTGTTTATCGTAACAGAAGACGAACAAAAAATTCCTTTGCCAATAGGTGAATATGAGTTCGAAGATGGACGTATGTTGATCGTTGTTGAAGAGGGTGTTATTTCCGAAGTTAAAGAAAAAGAAGAAGAAGTTGAAGAGCCAGAGGCTGAGGTAGAAGTTGAAACCGAGAAAAAGGAAGAAATGGAAACTTCAAAACCAACTGCTAAGAAAACTATCGAAAGCGTAGTTAAAGAAACTTTCTTTTCTGAAATAGAAAAACTAAAAGAAGAAAACGAAACTTTAAAAGCTGAACTAAGCAAATTAAAAGAGGTTAAAGAAACGGAGGTTGAGTTAGCTATCGAAGAGGAAGTGAAGCCAATTTCTTTTAACCCTGAAAATGAGAACAAAGTTGAAGCCGTAAAATTTGCAACTAAAAGAAGTCGCACAATTATGGATTCAGTATTAAATAAACTAAATAAGTAATAATTTAAAAAACAAAAAAAAATGAGTACAACATTCACAAGCATTTCGAATGATTCTTTACGTCAAGTAGGCGTAGTTGAAACATTGACAGGTGCAACAACTTTGACTGCTGAAGATAGCGGTAAAGTATTTATTCTTAATGCTGCTGCTGGAGCGCAAATTACACTTCCTGCTGTTGCTGATGGAGCTGGTCAATCTTATAAGTTTGTCGTAGGTGCGTTATTCGCTACTACTGCATGGACTATTAAAGCGGCTACAAGCAAAATTCAAGGTGGTGTTATCGTAAACAGCGTTAACGTACCGGGAGCAGACGAAAACACAATTACATTTTCAGCTTCTGCTGACACAATCGGTGACTTCGTAGAATTACATGGTGACGGTTCTAACTGGTATGTTTTCGGATTGGGAACTGCTGCTGGAGCAATTACATTAACAGTAGTATAAATAATTTAAAAAATTAAAATAAAATGAGTACAACACAATCAATTACAACTACTTACGCTGGCGAGTTCGCAGGTAAGTATATTGCAGCTGCTTTATTGTCAGCTCCAACTTTAGAAAAAGGCGGTATTACTATCATGCCTAACGTTAAATACAAACAAGTTATCAAAAGAGTAGCTACTGATGACATCATCAAAAATGCTACTTGTGATTTTGATCCTACTTCAACTGTAACTTTAACAGAGCGAGTTCTTCAACCTGAATCATTCCAAGTTAACCTACAACTTTGTAAGGCTGACTTTAGAGCTGACTGGGATGCTATCCAAATGGGTTACTCTGCGTTCGATGTATTGCCTAAGTCTTTTGCTGATTTCTTAATTGCACACGCTGCTGAGAAAGTTGCTGCTGGAATGGAGACTTCAATTTGGAGAGGTGTTAACGCAACAGCTGGACAATTTGCTGGTATCATGACACAATTAACTACTGACGCTGCTTTACCAGCTGCACAAGAAATTGCTGGTACTACTGTTGATGCTACAAACGTTATTGCACAATTAGGTTCTATCGTTGACGCTTTACCTGCTGCATTGTACGGAAAAGAAGATTTAGTTCTTTATGTTTCAAATAACATTTATAGAGCTTACGTTCGTGCATTGGGTGGTTTTGCTGCTGCTGGTGTAGGTGCTAACGGTTACGATAACAAAGGAACAAACCAAGTATTGAATGACTTGTATTTTGACGGTGTTAAAATATTCTTAGCTAACGGACTTGCTTCAAACACTGCACTTCTTTCTCAAACTTCAAACTTGTTTTTTGCGACAGGTTTGATGAATGAGATGAATGAGTGCCGTGTCTTGGATATGGGTGATTTGGACGGCTCACAAAATGTACGTGTAGTTATGCGATTTACTGCTGACGTTAAATA